GGTCAGCGACCGGAGCTTCTTCAGGAGCCACACGTCTTGAGCGAGGAAGACGGTGCGGCACAGCCGATCGATGACGCGGCCCCAGTCCCAGTAGAGGAAGTCGGATCCGGACGGGCTCTTGAGGTAGCCGTTCGTCACGTAGAACCCGGTGTTGCCGCGATACGTGCGCAGCGTCGTGATCTTGTCCGACTCGCTGAACTGCGTGTTGGTGCCCTCATCGTGGCTGATGGCACGGACGCCCCTGAGTTGGCCCGACTCTTTGCGGCCGAGGTTCTCCGAAAGGTCGGCGCCGGCCGCGCGCTCCGCCACGACGTTGACGGCCGCGCGCTTGGGCACGCCCCAGCCGGCGTACGAATTGAGCCCGACGACGTCAGCGTCGCCGTAGCAGACCCCGACCCTGGCATCCGAGAAGCTCGCGAACGACGTGAGAACGTTGGCCGTCGTGTCGTTGCCTGCGTCCATGAGGGCGCGCGCGTAGTAGTTGTTCGTCCCGAGCGTCGCCATGTGGGTCGCGATCGCGGCCGCCATGGTGGCGGCTGACGCCGCGCTGGCGTTCTTTCCGGCGAAGTAGACCTGCTCGACGTTGCGGGTGCCGAGCTGCAGGAGCAGCGCCGTAATGGCGGTTCCGACGTTGGCCGTCGTATAGTGGGGCGCGACGCTGTCGAACTCGTGCTTGTCGCCGAGCTCGAAGATCACGGGGCCGCCTCCAGGCACGAACGTGAGCGTGAGGCCCGTATTGGGGACCACGTACGTGCCGCCCGCCGGAATCGTGAGCTGCTCCGAGAACGTGTAGCCGTCGTCGAGCGAGTAATCGAACTTGCCGACGCCGAGCGCGCCCGTCTTTTGGATGCGGCCGACGAACTCGTAGCCGTCGCGCGGCGCGCCCGCGACCGTGATGGTGCCGGTGCTCGTCCCGACGGGCGTCTTCGTCACGCTGCCGTTCGACCCCGCCGTGCCGGCGTTCGTCTTGAGCAGCAGGATCGTCCCCTTGGTATTGATGATGGGCGCCGCCATTTCGACCGCCGGTCCATCGCCCTGCTCATCCAGCAGTCGGTTCGGGTCGCTGTACTGGTAGAGCGTATCGGCGACACCGCCGGACGTGACGCCGACGATGAGCGGCGGCAGATCGCTCGTCGACACGAGGCCGATGCCGCCGTCGCGGACTGTGATCACCTGCTGGGGAGGGTACAAATCTGCCTCCGTCTAGCGGTTGCCCGCCGTCGGTTTGGTTGAACGCTGTTGAATGAAAGGCGTTGCCGCTACGCCTTGGGCGCGTGCGGAGACAGAGCGGGCGCGTGCGGCTCGTAGACAGAGCGCGGCGGGCGGTCACCCTCGGCGGGTCGCGTCACGGGGGCTTCGGCCGCCTTCAGCGCGGCCTCGTAGTCGACTTGGCTGAGTAGGATGGGCGCGCCGGCGTGGTGCTCGTGCAGACCCCAGCCGTGGAGCTGCGCGGCCGCGGCGTGCTGCCAGCTATAGGCGGGACGCGGCTTCGGTCGCGCGCCTTCGCCGAACGCGATCGAGTCCTTGGCGACGCCGACGTTGCCCGTCATCACGGCGAGCTCGTCGGGCGTGAACTGCGTGCGCGCGGGCGCTTGCCGCGGTGGTGCTTGCTCCGGCGTGGGAGCGGACGGAGGCGGTAGATCTAGCGTGGCGGGTGGCGGCGCCACGGCCTCTTCGGCGACCGGCGCCGCGAGGCCGACGTCGCTCCACGTGCCTTCGTCCGAAGACGGTACGGTCTCTTCGTCGCGCCTGTCGGCGCGCGGTTGTTTCGGCATCGTTCTCTCCAAGTGCCGCTTGCGCAGCGGACGCTGTTTCGTTTCAGCAGACGACTTCGCTGCCGACCGTCACGGAATGGTCCTGCGACTCGACCGCGGCTTCCGGCATCACTTCGGTGCTGACCGGGATCGTCAACGTCACCGTGACGGCAAGCTTGCGGCCGTTCTTCGTGTGCGCGTCTTCGACGAAGTCGTAGGCGCCGAAGCGTTGGTTCGGACCGAACGCCACGTGACGTGTCGCGAGCACGAGGTTGTGCAGGGTGTTGCGGCAGTTCTCTCGCGAGGAGTGCCAGATCGTGACGAGGAACTGCTCCGAGTCGGTCGCGATATTGCCGCTGTTGCCACCGACGAGCTTGCCGAGTCCGATGGCGCCGCCGGCCTCCTCCCACTCGATACGCGGGTAGGTGGCGTGCTGGTCCTTCTGCAGTTTGCCGACCACCCAATACTTCGCCGGCCACTTGCCGGTCGCGGCGTCGAGCGGATCGGTGCGCGTCAACTTGTCGAGCTCGACACGGATGTCTTCGATGAGCCGATCGACCCTATCCACGGAAGTGCGCGCGCAGCGCCTCGCGTCCTACGGCGACGAGCCGGGTCCGCCACTTCGTCGGCAGGTTGCCGGGATCCGGCACCATCTTGCGCGCCACGCGGCCCGCCGCCCTGGGGTTCTGGTGAAAGCCGAGGTAGTCGACGCTCGGCGCGATCCGGAAGCCTTGCGCGTCAGCGCGCACCTTGTGCCAGCTCTTGCGGGCGCGACCGGTGTTTTGGAGGATGCGGTGGCTCCTGAGCTGCTGGGCCACGACGCTACGTCCGCCCACGTTCTGCACGAGCTGACGTTGGCGGGCTTGCTTCTTGATGAGCTGTCGAGCTAGCCGCTTGATGGTCTTCTCGGAAGCGCCGCGCGTCGGGTCTTTGAGCGGCGCCCACGCCTTGCCGTACGGGTCCGTCTCGGTCGCGAAACCTTCCGCGACCATCGCAAGCGCCTCTTGCGCCATGTTCTTCGATGCGATCGTCAGTACGCGCGGAGCGGACGCGAGCTTGCGCGCCAGCGCGTCGAGCTTCGCGAAGTCGCCCTTGAGTCCTGAGCGCGCCATCTCACCAATCCCAGTCGCGACGCGGCAGCCCGCTCGCGACACCGGCGCCGGCGTCGTAGACTTCCGGCGTAGCGTCGATCCAATCGGGCTCGACGCCGCCGCCCAGCATGTTGAGCCACTTCTCGGCGTCGTCGTGTCCGGCCTTCACTTCCTTGTCGGCCGGATCGTCGGGGTCGAAACCTCTCTGGGCGAGGAACATGTAGGCGGCGATCTTGGCGACGCGCAGGCGAAGCGATTCCGGGTAAGGCGACTTCAGCGGCAGCACGTACGCGCGTGGGATCTTCGCGTTCGCAGTCGAGGACGCGCCGAGCAGGCACCCGCTCAAGAGGTCGACCGGGTCGGTCTGGTCCGGCACCGCGCTGCGTGGCAACCCGTAGAGGAAGAAGTCCTCGTGGTCTGCGTAGATGGTGTGCGCGAACCCCGCCACCGTGAACGTAAACGACTGGCCGGCGGAACCCGTGATGGTCCACTTGATGCGCACGTACCGCTCGAGCGGCGAGAACCTGAGCCGCTGAAAGCCGACCGCGTCAAACTCGCTGAACGAGAGCACGTCCTGGAAGCTCGTCGTATTGGGCGACGTCTGGACCGTGACGTTGAGCGTCGGGGCCGTCCCGGCCACGACCGTGACCTCGAGCATGAGCTCGGCGAGACGGCGCGTGAGGGCGTCGGTGGCGAACGCCGCGCCCAGCAGATCGAACGTGGCGCTTTGCCCGCTGGCCGTCTGCGGGCCGAGCGCCTGCAGGGTCAGCGCGAGCGGGTTCGGCATTGCTCAGGATGTCTTGGGGACGTAGCTGATTCGGGCAGCGAACAGCTGGATCGCGTCCGTCGCGTGCGTACCTGGCCTCAGCGACATCGAAAGAAACGACGCGCCGTCCGGAATGTCGGCGGCAGCGATCGTCGCGGTGATCTTGTGGATCGTTGCGCTTGCCGCCGGGTCGGTTGCGGTGTCGGTCACGATGGTGCCGCCGTCCCAGCTGGTCTCTACCGTCATGGACGCGAGGTTCGTCGTCCCGCTGTTGACCCAGAGCTCGACCAGCACGTCCTGCGTGCCATCGAAATCGTTCCGTAGGGACTTCTGGACCGCGATAGGGTCGACGTTCCCAGTGGCCCAGCTGATCTGCTGCGACTCGCTGGCGTGTACCCCAAGGACTGGCGTCGTATCGCTGGCAAGGATGCCGCCGTTGCCGGCGATGTTCGATACTGCGCCGCCGGCCTCCGCGACCTCTCGGAAGTCGAAGAGCGAAATCTGGAGCTCGGAACGGAACGCGTGGTAGCCGCCCTTGGTGTCGTGGAATCCCATGGTGGTTGTCCTTTAGAGCAGTGCGTATGCGGCCAGGACGGCCTCGGCATCGCGTTGAGAAAGGCCGGCAAAGTAGTTGAGTTCGCGGGCGTCGGCGCCCTCGAGATCTTGCGCGGTCGTGTACCAGGCCTCGACTAGCTTCGTGTACGAGGGGAACGTCACCGCGAGCGGCGTGCCTGGCTCGGCCTCTTGCTTGGCCTGCCAGACCGACGCGATCGCGTAGTCGCCAAGGACGTACGCGTTCTGCCGCTTCATCAAGCAGTAGCGGCGATTGGTCGGGTGGTCCGACACGTCAGCGGCGTTGCGTTGGCTTGGCAGCGCCCGTTTCCGTCTTCGTCTTCGTCTCGTCGACAGCGCCGGTCTTCACGTGCTCTGCGCCGGTCGTGGCAGGGTGGGCTGTGCCGGACGGCGCCAACTGTGCGACGAACGATTCGTATTGCTCGGCCTTGTAGCCGGCTTTGACGAAGTGATCGAGACACGGCTTGACGACGCGACCATCGGCGACGACACAGGCCGTGCATGCCAGCGCCTCCTTCTGGAGCCGTTCGCTCTCCGCCGCCTCGAGCGCCTCGAGTTCGCGGCGGCTGTCGTCGCTCTTTACCTTCGCCTTGGCCGCTGGCACAGGAAGCGCGGGCGCTTCGGCCGCCTTTCGGCGCGCTGCCATCTTGGCGCGATACCGCGCGTCGATCACGGCGGGGTCGAACGGGTTTTCCTCCGGCACGACAGGCTCGGAGATGCTGACGGTCGTCGCGCCAGACGCGCGCGCCGCAAGCTTCGCCTGGTAGCGCGCGTCGACTGTTGCCTGGTCGGGGGCTTTCATGATCAATACCCACTCACGTTATGCACCAGCTGTACGATGCCGGGCTTCGTGCCCGTCGGCATCCGACGATACCGGTGCGCGGCCCCGTAGAGATGCATGGCGCCGATGTTCGTGTCGGCCAGAATGTTGGTGTCGGTCTTCATCGCGAGGGCGGAGCGGTTGTACCAAAACGCGAGCGCGCGCCGCTTGAGCAGCAACGACATCGTCTTCACTGACGCCGTCGCGGTCCACAGGTTGTCGGCGTTGAACGTGCCGGCCGCGAACGCCACCGAAACGCCGGTCGCGCCATTCACGCCGACGAGCGAGTCGACGGCGGTGTCGGTGAGCGCCACCGGGACGCCGCTGTCCGTCGCGGCGATGTTGGCGCTCCAGGTGTTGCCGCCGTCGGTCGAGAACCGGATGAGTGTGTCTGAGGCATGCGACAGCATGCAGTCGATTTGCAGCTTCCATGCGCCAAGCGGTGTACCGGTTAGGGTTGCGACCGGCGGTGTTGTGCCGCTCGACGTGACGGCGCCCATGGTGGATCCGGTGAGCGGTACGCGATCGCTGATGACGACCGGGAGTCCGCAGAACCGATCGACGGGGCCGCCGTCCGCCTGCGCCTGGATGAGCAGCGGTCGGCCGGTCGAATCCTTGAGCTTCAGCATGTCCTTGTGCGTATGCGAGTGCACGAGGATCGCCACCATCTCCTCCTGCTCGTCGCCCCAACCCTCTACCTTGGCGTCGATGACGAGGTCCCAGTTGATCGTGACGGGCACGGTCGAGCTGTAGACGTCCTTCACGTAGACGCCCGAAGCGGCCGAAGCCGTGATGAGGCGACGGTCCATGGCGCGCTCGGCCGCGACCATGATCTGACGCGCCGCCTCCTCGTAAGGATCGCCGACGTTCGGATTGACTGCCGCGTTGCCCTGTGCCCACGCCGAGACCTCGAACGCGAGTGAGTCGCGCGTGACGGTCGCGGATTCGCTGGTCTGCTGGATCTTGTTCGGCGTGGTGGACGACCCATCTGGGTTGTTCGTGAACTCGCCGATGACGCCGAAGTACGGCACCTTGATCGTTACGCCGATGGCCTTGGGGCCGCCTTCCGGCATGCTCCCCTCGACCACGACGGCACCGAGAGCAGCGAGCCTCGAGCCCATGAAGGCGGTTTTCTGTCCGAAGACGCCCTGCACTGCTTCGGTGAGCACTTCCGGTTGGAAGACGTCGCTGACGGTCGTGATGGTCATGTGAATTGTTCCTTCTCGGGTCGCGGAGACACGTGTGCGCCCCCGCGCGCGTCGCCCGACGCGGCAGGTGCTGTGATTGACGATTGCTTGTTGGCTACGGTGGAGGCGCGGGCTCGTTCACCGCACCGCGAAACGGGATCGAATCAGGCGGCCTTGGTGGCGGGCCGGCCGCGCGACTCCCAATCGGACTTCATGAGTCCGTAGAGTTCGGGCTGCTCCGTCTTCAGGGCCGCTTTCTGCGAATACGACAGCTGCTCGTAGCTCTTGCCGTCGACGACGAGCGACGGGGCGTTGTCGACGGACGCGCCGCTGCCAGCGCGCGGCTGCGTCGGGCCTTGCGCGATGACGACGGGCGCGTTCTTCAGCCAACCGCGGAGCCGCTCGACCTCGCGCTCGCCTTTGCCCTCGGCTACGGCCGCTTCGAAGTAGCCCATCCAGTCCTTCGACGTCGCCGGCGTCAGCTTGGCCGGGATACGCTGGCCCTGCGCGAGCAGGGTCTCGAAGTTCTGCCGATCGCGGTCTGCGCGGATCTTGTCGAGCTCGACCTTCTGGGTATCGAGCTGGTCGGCCTTCGCCTTGAGGGCCGAGAGGCCTCCGATCGCTTCCTCAGTGGACTTGGCGCTTGTGGCCGACACCGCCGAGCGCTCGAGCTCGCGCAGCCGCGTCACGGCCGCGATGACGTCGGTCTCGGGGGTCCCGGCGCCGAGGCCGAGCAGGGCACGGATGGTGGTCATGGTGTCGATCTGGCTCTGGCTCATGGTCGGTTCCTCTGTTGGCGCCACTGGCGCGGTGATCGTTGCTGTGGCGCCCGTGGGCGCGATCGGTTCTTGGGGCGAAGGCGCAGCGCCGATGCTCGACGCCACATGAGCGCCCACGTGGAGCTTGGCCAGGTCCTTCACGGCGCCGGCGATCGTCGCCGCTACACCCTCGAGTTCGCTGGCGTCGATCTTCAGCTCGTAGTCGTGCTCCCCGGATGCCTTCTTCTTTGCCTGGCCAACAGCCGGAACAGGCTTGCTGCCGGCCTTCACGACCTCGTCGGCGAAGCCCTCTTTCACGGCGTCGGCGGCCGACATCCATGTCTCTTTCTTGACCATGGCTTCGATGTCGGCTCGGCTTCGACCCGTGCGGGTCTCGTAGATATCGGTGATGCTTCCCGTGATGGTGTCGAGCGCATCCGCCACCGTTCGGAAGTCTTCCGCGAAGCCGCACCCGCACGCCGACGCGCGATGAATCATCATCGTCGTGCCTTCGTGCATCTTGATGACGTCGCCCGACATCGCGATGACGGACGCGGCGGAGCTCGCCTCGCCGATGACCTCGACCTCGACGCGCGCCTTGCTGCGCTTCAGCAGGTTGTGGATCGCAACGCCGTCGAACACGGAGCCGCCCGGGCTGTCGAGCAAGACGCGAATGACGGAAACGGTCGGGTTGGCGTCGAGCTGCTGCTTGACCCACTTCGACGTAATGCCTTCGCCGGTCCACCAGTCCATGCCGATGATGTCGAGCATCGCGAGCTCGAGCTCGGCGCCCGCGGCAGCGGCCGTGACGCAGCGCTTCTCGCGCCGCTCGCTCATCCACTTGCGGACGTGCTGCTCGTACGCCGAGACCGGCGCGTTTTCGTCACTCGCCTGCGTCATCGTCATCCGGGGCCACCTTCTTGCGTTCCGCGTTCTCTTCGAGATCGGCGCGCTTCTGCTCGTACTCGGCGAAGAGATCGTCGGGGTAGTCGGAGGCCTTGGGCTTCCACTCCGCCTCGGTCGGCGGTTTGCCGAAGCCCTTGTCAGCTTTCGTGGCAGGCGGGTCGTCCGTGATGCCCTGTCGCTCCGCGTCCGACGCGCTCAAGCTGACAAGTTGGGACCTGCAACGGTGATGCAACGCGGGCGAATGCGTCTTCAACCACGCGTCGTCGACGTGAACGATGGTGCCGTCGAGTTCCTCGCAGATCGTCGATTGCCTCGCGTCCGCGATACCGTCGAACTTGACATAGGGCCTGAGGTCTTTGACGTCCGGGTCCGTCATCTGACGCCAGCGACCAGCGTTCAGCGACTGCTGTGTGGCGTTCCGAAAGATGAGCTCAATGCGCGGTGAGTCCGTCTTGCCCCACGCTTCAGTGAGCGACTCCTCGACGGCGTCCTGGAACTCTTCGAGCGGCGTGCCGTTCTCGATCGCCTTGAGCAGCTCGTCGTACGTCTGCAGGACGATGTCGAGCTGCGAGACGCCGGCGATGGTCCAGGCCCTGTCTCCCGAATAGGCCGCGAGTGCGTCTGCGATTTCCTGGGTCACGGGGAACCGTGACTTGAACCAGGCGACGGCCTCGTCGAATTTCTCGACGTCCGCCGTCGCCGACCACGGCACGGCGCCGTCACTCCTTCAGGCCGATGAGCGGCGTTGCCGTGCTGGCCGTCGTGATGATGTTGGGGCGGACCGGAAGGGTCTGCCCGGCCTCGAGCCAAAACGTCGACGTTGCTCCACTGCGAGAAATGCACACGACTGTGCCGGCCGTGGCCCCGCAAACGACCGCCTTCGGGTAGAAGGGAAGCGGGTTGGTGTCGTGCGGCGTGAGCGTCAGCCAATCCACGCCGAGCGTCGATAGCCCGTTCGGGTGGCCGGCGAACTTGTCTTCTTGCGGCATGCCGGTTCCCTTTCAGTCGTCGAGCTCGGGGATGTCCTCCCGAACCGCAAGATGCCCCCCGAGCTGCGCCATCGTGATGGCGGCCTCGGTCAGCGACGCGAGGTCGCGCGGTGATGCGAGCTTCTTGTACTTCTTGACGATCGCCTTCTTGGCCTCGGCGTAGCTGCCGGCGTTGCGAACGGCCGACACCATGGCGGCGACGGTTTCGGCGAGTTCCTTGGCGCCATGCCGCGCGACCTTGTCGGCGACATCGTCGGCGTAGTCCTGGCCGTTCTCAGTGCCCTTGGTGGCGAGCGCCACGATGCGGCGTCGGAGTTTTGGAGCTTCGCCCGGCTGAATCGGTTCCTCGGCCGGCGATGGATTGTCGTCGGGGCCAGGTGGAGCGTCCGGCTTGTCGCCCGTATCGTTTTGACCCGGAGGTCCGGGCGGTGGCCTGGGTGTCGCTGGCGGCGTCGGTGGAACGAGCGCTGCCGACGGCACCGCTCGCACGTTGCCGCCCTTGATGGGCTTGAGCCCCATGCGGGCCCTGGCCTCGTTGACGGTCAGGACCCCGTAGTCGAGGTGGTACTGGAAGAGCGGCTGCCCCGCCTTGATCTCCCCGCCCTCCGTCTTGAGGAACGGGATCTCAAACTCTTCGCCCAGCGCGGCAAGGTCGAGCGGCATGCCGTTGGCGAGCATGCGGTCGACGGCCGTGCTGGCGGTGTTGAGCGTCTCGGCGCGCGCCTTGAGGTCCTTCTTCGGCTCGACCGGGTAGACGGGCCACGGGGCCAAGCCCTCGTCGCCGAAGTTGAACGACGCCCACCAGTTGAGCGACTGGTCGTGGATGGTGGTCGTCAGCGACTGGGCGTCAAAGCGGCGCTTCGATGCGTCGCCCGTCTCGGCCTGCGACTCCGTCGCGGCCAAGCTCCCGCCCTTGACCTCGGTGGAGAGGTTGCCGCCGCGCACCAGAATCGCGATGGCGGTGTTCGCCATCTCGATCTGCGCGAGGTAGATGTCGCGCGTGTTGGCCACGAGTTCGACCTTCTTGAGGTCGAAGCCCGGCGGCAGAAACGCGATGCCCTCTCGGCCGAGTTCGTAGATGTCCTTCGCGAGTTGCGCGCGCTGCCCCTTCGATGATTCGACGTCTTCGCTGCTTGTCCCGATGAGAATGTGGGCCTTCTCACCGAACCGCGACCAGTCTTGGATCGCGTACGCTTTCATCAGCGCGAGCCGCGCGAGACCGCGCCATAGGCCGCGCGACCAAGGCCTCGAGTCTCCGTACGGCGTGTGAAGAACCCATCGCCCGTTGCCGGGCACAAGCTCCTCTTCGATCCCAAAGTCGACGAGCCCCGTCGTGCTCGCGACCTTGATCATCCACCGGCGCGTCGGCCAGTCGTAGCGGAGGTGCTGCGGGTGCCAGAACTTCGGCATCGCGAGCACGCGCCCGCCGTGGTCTTCGAAGATCGTCCAGTTATGGGCGGCCGGCGCGACGCCGAGGAGGATGCCCCACGTCAGCAGCGTGGCGAGCTCGTCCTCCGGGTACGCCTCCCACCAGTCCTCGCCCGCCTCAAGCGCGCGAACGACTCTCTTGCTCTTGCGCTTGTCGCCCGATTGCTCGAACGTCGGCTCGAGTCCTAGCAGCGACTCGACGCGCGCCGACAGCGTGCCTTGGATGCGATCGTCACCGAGCAGCCACTCGCAGAGGTTCGCGACCTGCCGGAGGTAGCCTGAATCGGCCGCCATCTCGGCCGCGCGAATGAGGCCGACGCTCCACGTCGTGAACGTGCGAACGCTCGGCTGAACGCCGGCCGTCAGGTCGCGTGGCGTGCTCGGAGCCTTGGGTGCGGACTTGGGTTTTGCCACTCGCCCTCACCGTTCCGATCTGTAACCCTCCACCGACAGGTCGATCGGGTCGCGATTGAGTTCGTCGAACCCCGCGGCGCCGGCGTCGACGATGTCGTCGCTCGCGTCCTTGACGCCGGTGAACGTCGTGATCTCTTCGACGAGCACATCGACCCACTCGGGCTTGTCTTCGCCGTCCGGCACGAGCACGCGTCCCTCGTTCCACGCTTCCGAGAACGGCGTCGCGCGCACGTACTTGTCCGACGTGGCGTTCTTGATCTTGAGCTGCGGGACCTTCTTCTTAACGAACTGGCCGGCGCCCTTCTCGGTCCCGGACGCGTACCACCGCATCGGGCCCGGCCGCTTGGTCTGCTGGGCGTGCAGCGTCAGCGTGAAGCTCGGCGCGTCGACCTGCTTGCGCTCCATTTCGACGACGTAGAAAAGCGGCTTCTTCGGGTCCTTCGCGTTCTCGACTCGATTCATCTCGAGCGAGACGCTCCAGTCGGCGCGCGCGACCGTCTTCTCCGAATACGCGAGGTCGATCCCGTAGGCCCTGCGGAATCCCGACGTGGGCCGCTCGGTCTTCCAGTTGTAGAGCGTCGGCGCCTGGAACACCGCGCCACCCTTCGGCCGCGGCATGCCCTGGTAGAGCGATGCGAACTTGCGCGCGTTCTTCTTGCGGATCGCGTCGAGGACGCCGAAGTCCCAGTGCTTGCGGAGCAACGGCTGGTCTTCTGCTTCGCCGCCGAGCGCCTTGAGGTTGACGCCGCGCCAGCCCTGCTTCTTCGCGCGACCGATCGGATCGTCTTCGTGCCAGCGCGTGTGAACGAGCCACACGCATCCGTCGGGCGTGAGCCGCGGCAGGATGTCGTCTTCGATGGCGTCCCAGACCTGCTGTCGGTAGGTCGGGCTCTCCGCTTCCTTGCGGGTCTTGATGAGGTCGTCGAGGACGATGAGCCGGAAACCGAGCCCGGCGCCGAAGCCCTGCACGCCTCGAGCGGTTACGCCGCCGTCGTAGTCGCGGAGCTCCCACTCGTCCTGTCGGTTGGCGTCGAGCGAGAATCTGAACCCGCACCGCGCGGCGAGCTTGCGCAGGTAGCGCGATTGCTTGTTCGCGAACGGCTGCGTGTGCGAGACGTACGCGGCGGATTCGTCAGGCCATCGCTGCAGGTGCTTCGCGATGCCGTGCCGGAGCGTCGTCGTCTTCCAGTGCCGCGGCGGCACCGAGAACCAGAAGAACCGCTGACCCGTGTGTGGCGCGATGCACGCGTCCATCTCGTCGAGCAGCGGCGCGAGGTGCGTCGGTGGCTCGAGCTCCGGCGACATCCGCTCGATGAACGAGAGGACCTGTTCCTCAGGCGGCCTCGACGGCTTGCGCTCGTCGTCGGCGGGTTCGTCAGTTGACGGTGGTTCCGGGGCGTCCGGCTCCTGCTCCGGTCCCGTGCCCAGAAGTTCCTGAAGGGCTTGCAGCCTTCGGATTCGAGCGATTCTTTGGACCAGACCCATGCAGCACGTCGTCGTCCAGCTTGAGTTCCTTCGCGATCTTCACGGCGCCAATGACGGCGTGAAGATGCACGGGATCGCCGGACTCCTTTGCTTTCACGACCAACACCTTGGCGGCTTCGATCGACAGCCGAATGAGGTCGACCAGCTCGTCGCGGATCTTGTCGTCGATGGCTGCGCGCTTTTGCGCGACAAGCTCGGCCAGGTCGCGGCTCTTCGTCATCTGCTCGCGGTAGCGAATGATGCTGCGCGGCGAGATCCCGTGCTTCTTGGCGACGGCTTCGTCGTCTCGCGTGAACATCGCGTCGACGAGCACCTCGGCTTTCCAGTCGAGGGAGTGACCTGGTTTCATCGGGACCTGAAAGCCTCGTCGATACCGTCTTCCACCCCTTCGACGAGGTCCAGCGACGGCGACCCGAAGATGATTCCGCGGAGACCGCGTCGCCGCAGGCGGCGGAGCGCCTTTCGAATTCTCGAGAGCATGCGAACCTCAGAAGCGGAGCCGAATCACGACCTTGCGCGAGCCGCACTCGCATGGGGCGCCGGTCTCGGCCGTGTAGTCTTTGCCGGCGTCGTGCTCGGCGACGAGGGGGCGGTAGGTGCCGCCGTTCTCGTGTCGGGTCAGCGACGGGTCACGGGGGATGTGGCAGTTGCTGCAGCTCGCCGTGATGGGCACCCCGGAGGGTAGCGCGCTCAGGCCCCGTAGACCATCACCCACAGCAGCACCGTGAGCCACCATGGCAGCGCGGCGATGAGTCGGCGAATCACGTGGGCGTCTCCACCGTTGGGGGCGCGAACTCTCGGCAGCCGCATCGGGGCTCGAGGCACTGGCGGTACGTGCGCGCGTATGGCGGCAACGCGTGGCGACGGCCAGGGTGGTCGCATTCGGCACAGACGTCGTTCGGGTGGTTCTTGGGAGCCTCGCCGCTCAAAACAGCTTCACCGCTTGGCCACTGACGCTGAACAGGAACACGAGCAGCCCACACCAGAACATGTCGTGCCCGGCTTCCGACGCCTTGCCCGACGCCATTGCCCAGATCACCAGGCCGGCGAGGCAGACGAAGAGGGAGATGTACGTGACCATCAGAGCACCGACCTTCTGACGCCGCGCCGCGTCTCCTCGGCGTGAATGGCGGCGATCTCCCGCGACGTCGAGCGCTTGGCCGCCGTTCGGGTTCGGAGGCCGAGCCTGACGAACGGCACCGGGATGACGACTGCGCCGGAGGCCGGCGGCAGGATGGTGGACTGCCGACTCGGCGCGGGCTCGAACTTCAGTACCTGTGCCAACAGGGCGAACGGGTTATGTACCAGCATGCTTCTCGGTTTCCCTTGCGCGGCACCACCGCTTGGATGGCCGGCACGTCTCGGGCCTTGCCGCGTCGTCTCCGCTCGGGTGTTCTGCCGAGCGCCCGTCCGCGCGGGGCCTACAATAAGAGAGCTGCGTCACATTGGTCGGTTTTGGTCGCTTTTGGTCGGTCGATGAAACCAGTCGTGGGACTTTCGGCGGAACGCATTGAGTTCGCGCACGTTCGCCGCAACACCGTTGACCTGTCGCTGCAACACGTGAATATCACGCCGGATGTCGTCAACCTCTTGGCTCGTCGCGAGTTCAATCTCGAGGAGCTCCGGGGCATGCTTTTTGAGGGCCGACTTTCGTACGAAGATTTTTCCTGTCGGGCTCTCCGAAAGGCGGACGATTAGGCCACCGCGCTGGGCGTCTAGACGCTTCAGCCGGTACTTCATTCGGCGGTGCGAGACGCCCGCCTCGCGGGCGAGTTCTGCCACCGAGAGCAGCTGCTCGAGGGGTCGCGGCTTCAAGCGGCCCCCTGGGCGTCGAGCTCAGCCATGAAGCGCCGCACCTCATCGGCGTCGGCGCCCCGGCGGGCCTTGGCGTACGCGCGCTGCGCCCGGAAGAGAAGCCGTGTCGCGCGGGCTCCGCACTGCGCCACGTTGGCGCGCGCCGCGTTCTTCGCTCCCTTCTTCGGCGCCTCCCCGCCGGGCTCCGACGGTTCCCCGGCGGCGCGCCGGCAGATGCGGCGGAGCGCTTCGCGGCAGTCCCAGCAGTCCGGCGTGATGCCGCCGATCGACCGGCCCCCCGCGAGCTCGTGCGCGATCGCGATGACGACCACGGCCGGCGTGACGGCTTCGCCGGTCGCGAGCTTCGCTTTCATGTCGGGCCTACCGGACCGCTTCCAGTCGTCGGAGACGCGTTCGTCGAGCGCCTCGAGCCCGATTCGCCGTCCGGCAGGCTCGCGCTCGTACTGGGCCTTCAAGACGTCGTAGTAACCGTCCCGGCGCAGCTGCTCGAGAGCGTCCGACACCCACTCGGCCCGCTTGTCGGCGCCGCGGAGCTCCGGCGGAATGTCTTGCGCCGAGAACTCCACGGGCCCGAGGCCGTCCTTCATGCGCGAGAGCTGCGCACCCAGGCTCGAGTGCAGGCCCGCTGCCGTCACGTGCTGCCCGCTGAAGTAGAGCCGCAGCTCTTCTTCGTGCCGCGATTCCCATCCGTTGCTTCGCCATGCTGTGCGCTCCCGCGGCGCCACAGGCGGCGCCGCGGATTGCTCGACTGCCCTTCGATCTTGCACTGCTCGATTAGCCATACCTGCCTCCAGGGTCACGCGACCAGCGCGTCACCCGTTGAGCGCCAGCTCCCACTTAGCCCTCCTCGATGAACACGACGCGGAGTTCCGCCACCTTCCCGTCTCGCGACTTGCGAACGAAGACGTCGTAGGCGCCGTCTCCGTAGCCGGATCGCACGCACACCCCGAGTCCCGTTTTCGCGTCGAACTGTGCGGCGCTCGTCGGGCCCTCGATGCCGTGCTTCGTCGTGAGCCGACAGAAGTCGTACCAGTCTTTGCCAAGTGCTGCTTCCGGCCCTTCCTCGTCGTGGATCACGCGACACGGATCGCCGACCCAGCACATGCCAGCGTCTACACCGATGACGCCGACCTTCAGCCATTCCTTGCCTACCATCGTCGCTACTTCGGGTCTCTCGCGCGCACGGCCGGAGGCCGCGGCCCGCCGGTCTCCCTGTTCGGTTTGAAGTCGTTCTTCGTCACCACGTCGAGCTGCAGCTCGTCGAACGTCTGCGCCTCCACGGGCTTGCCCTCGTGCAGCGCCTTCGGCTGAAGCGTGATGCGCGCGCACCCGTTCAACCACTCGGTCCGCGCGATCGCCACGCCCTCGAAGCCCGTGATGCTGTCCTTCGCAAAGTCTCCACATTTGATCATGGTCAATGTCCTTTCGCTACTTTCGTGAAACCGATCTTCGTCGCAATGTCCACGACCTGCCCGAGGCGCTTTACCGTCACCTCGTACCGCTCACCTTCAGCGCAGCACTCGACGACAGCGATGTCAGGCGCAAACGCCGGCAGTCTGCGGCGCTCGAACAGCACCCGCGCTGTCGCGAGGCAGAGCGCGATCGCGTGCTCCGTAAGCTCGTCGAACTCGGTAGTCATTCCCCGTCCCCGGCGAGCAGGTCGATCCGCCGCACCTCGACGCGGCCGGCGCTCCACGGATCGCCCGTGAACCGCGGCAGCGCGGCCGTCACGCAGGTTGTCCCGTTTCCCGCATTCGTCGCACCGGTATTCGTCATTGCCCCTCTCCTTCCATGGCTTCGGCCACGTCGCGTAACACCGCATCCATGTCACGGCCTGGCGCCGTGAGTTCGTAGAGCAGGCGCCGCGTGAACGCAGCGTCGTCCGCAGCCTTTGCGCCAAGCTCCAGGTCCCAGCGCTGGCCGACCTGTACCGCCTCGGCAAAGCCGCCCGTCGCCTCGACGCACTCGATCGTGACGGTCTGCCGCGCAACGAACCCAGCGTCCAGCGCTACGCCGTCCGCTGCGCGCCGCGCGAGGAGACGCGACCGAGTGTCTGCCGACGATTCATCGGTCATGCGACTTCATCCTGTTGCACTGGACGAGACGCCGTGAAGCGCCTACGCATGCGCTCGTCGTGGCAAGCCTTGCACCGCCGATCGCCGCCATAAATGTAGAGATTGCCAGCAGCAAGTCTATGCCTGCCGCTGCCACATAAGCCGGTCCTGCCGCTACCGCAGTTTGGATTTTTCGGCCGCGCAATCGCTTGCTCAAGCGTAACTCCATTTCTTCGCATGCGGCCCCTAATCGTCGAGCGTGACAGCAGCGTCGCTCGGCAAATCTGAAGCCACGTAATGGGCACGCCAAACGCCTTCAGCGTCGGTACCGCCCGTTGGCACGTGGCGCAGCAGAACCGCCTGTTCAAGAATTGCGTCAATGTATCCCGCGGTCTCTTGCCAAAAGACTTCCCGCAAGTCTCACAACGGCGCGGCGGCGGTGGTTCAAGTCGGCCTAGCGACTTGGCGGTCAACTTGTATCTGCACGTTCTCCCACACGTCCTCGCCTGTCGCGACGCACACGACCTCTCGAAGCGTTTTCCGCAGACATCACAATCGTAGAACCGGGGAGTCTGTCGCGACGCCAACTGCGCGCACTTGTGCGAACAGAACTTGCGCGTACTCCAGCGCCGCGTGCGACGGTGTTTTTGGTAGCCTTTGTACGAGTATTGCATATGGCAATTGGCGCACACTTTCGAACGCGGCGGCGGCGCCCTACGCAACACGCCACCGCATTGCCGCGAACAAGTCAGCTGCTTCGCCAGCCTCACCGTAGTGAAGCCTTTGCCGAAGTGACGCCGGCAGATCTGACATCGTTTCATGGTTAATGCGCAAACCTTGCCGCTAGGTATGGGGCGACGAACTGCCGTGGAATCGAGCCAGCCTCTGCCAATCTCAACAATCGCCTCTCTTCCTTCCGTCGAGCCGCCGCCGCGTCCTCCTCCGTCATCTCCTTCAGCTTCCCGTCGACATGCTCCGGCTCCTTCGCGAAAACGTGGCCGCACTCCGGACACTGCTCGGCCTGCCTCGCAACGACAGCGTCGCATTTCGGACACGCGCGAGGCCCCGCCGGCGCCGATCTCCCCGTTCGCTTCCCGGCTCCTACGTCAAGCGCGAGTTCGAGATCCTCGTGCGGCAGGCACCGGATGCCAGCCCGCAGCGCATTGCCGGCGTGGTCGAGGATGATGGGGCGGACGTTGGTCTTCCGGAGCGCCCGACCGCACGCGTGAATCCAGAACGCGAGCGACTTCGTGGGCCGCGCGATCATGATGCACTTGGCCGGCGGGCAGTCCCAGCCTTCTACCAACACGGCGCAGTTGACGACGACTTTCGTCTCCCCGCGAGCGAGCCGGCTTTCCTTCCAGCCGCGCGCGCCGCCGATCATCGCGTCGCGCACATCGGTCGGCGTCGTTCCGGTCAGCAACTCGACGGCCACGCCGGCATCGGCGAACAGCTTCACGATCTGTCGCGCGTGGTGCCGGTTCACCGCGTAGACGACGGTCGGCTTGCCACGGCCGTACTTCTGCCAATAGCGCAGCAGGTCGCCGACAAGCAGCCGCCGGTGTTTCGTCAATATCTTGCCGAGCGCGGCCGCTACGTAGTCTCCTTTGAAGCTGCGCACCTCCCTTAGGCTCTTCGCGAGGCGGCGTCGCTCCTTCTCCGGCACCGTGAAGACGCGCGGCTTCGCCATGAAGCGCAGCGCGATGAGCTCGGACGGCATCGCGCCCACAACGAGTTCGTCGAACACCGCCGCCATTCCTTTGCCGTCGAGCCGGTACGGCGTCGCCGTGAGGCCTAGCCACACGGCGGTCGCGTACACGGCCTGGAGGGCCACGTAGCCCTTCGCCGCGCAGTGATGCGCCTCATCGACGATGACGACGTCCGCCTTCGGCTTCACCGAGCGCCGCGCCAGCGTGTCCTTGCTGGCGATCTGGATGCGCGCCTCTGGATTCTCGCGCGGGTCTGCCTTGCGCAGGATGACGCTGAGGTCGTCTTTCGGGATACCGTACGCGAGCAGCGTCGCGTAGCACTGGTTGATGTGCTCACGCCGACCAGACAAGAAGAGAATGCGCGCGCCGCGATCGAGCCACTGCCTCATCATCTCGACGGCGACGACGGTCTTACCGGTACCGGTCGGCAGCGTGAAGAGCACGCGGCGCTTGCCGGCGCGGAACGCGCGCCAGATCAGCATGACCGAGCGGACTTGGTACGGCCGAAGCTTCATCGCTACCCTCGCCTCGGCTCTCTGACCACGCGGCCACCCGCCGCGATGACAGCGCGCTCGATGCTGCGGTCGAATTCGCTAAGCGGCTCTTCCGGTTCCGGCGGCTCCGGCGCACGCGTCGTCGCCTTGCTCTTCAGCCACGCCACCATGGCGTCGCGATCGACCAGCCGAAGCTTGCCGAGTCGCGTGATCGGCACCGTGAACTCCGGTGACCTGAGCAACTCCAAGAACGCACGGGCCGGCATGCCAAGCGTTTGCAGCGCGTTCCTCTGGCTGACCATGGACGGTTGGATCGTGAGTCCACCATCCGCTATCGCGTCGAGCTGCTCAGCGAGGGCGCGCAACGCCTCCGCCTCTAGCTTGAGCACGCTCTTGCCGCTCGGCGCGTCGTCGCGTTTCACGTGCTCTTCCCTCCCTTCAGCCGGTCGATCTCGCTCCCCTGGTCGTCGAGTCGCTGGCAGATCCACTCGATGGCGAACTTGTGGCGGTCGAGCGGATTCACGTTCGCCGGGAGCGCAAGCCGCAGCGCCTCCAGCATCTGGTCGAGCGCCTGTGATGCGATGGGTGCTGCGGGCCTACTTGCCACCTTCGGTCTCCTCCAACGTCCACGGCGCGGTACCGTTCATGACGTCCACACGGTCGGCCGCATCGACGATCTGCTTCGCTAAAAGGCGCGCACGTGGCGCCCCTATGCGCATGGAGACGTGGCACATCGTCACCTGCACCTTGAACTCGCCGCGCT